CACAGTCGTTGACGTTAAAGAATTTCATTTCACCGCAGCAATTACCAGCGCGGACGTTACATTGCGTGACATTATTCCAACAGGCACGGCAACACTTTCGGGCTATTCCGCAGCTGAAATTTATGCCAACAGTGCGCCAATTGAATCAGCCGTGCTTGCAGTCAGTGTTGAAGTTTTCCAATCACGCGTTGCAGCAGGCGGTCAGATCGAGGGCGTCGATTTTCAAAGCACGCCGTATCGCATGGGTAGAAGTTTGACAAACAGGGTGTCCACATTACTTATGCCGTTCCTTGACGTTGAAACGGTCGTGCAATAGTGCCAGCCAATGCCGTTTCCGATACCCGCGCAGCCTTAGCCAACGCGTTTAGCGCACTTGCTGCAAACATTTATCCAAGCGTTCCAGAAGCACCAATTCCACCAGCAATCGTGGTCGTTCCCGATTCACCTTACATGGAAGTTGTTTTGCTGGGTAAGTCACAGACAAAAGTCAAACTTAATTTTGCGATCACCGCAATTGTTGCTTCAAATAGCAATGCAGGGTCACTAGATAATCTGGAAAAACTAATCATAGGAATTCTCGCTGCAATGCCAGCGGGATACGTTGTTGGCGTCGTAGAGAAGCCAACGGTGCTTGAAGTGGGTCAATCACCAATGCTCGTCGCAGACATTAACGTTTCAACCTACTACACACAGACAACATAAGGGGTAAAAAATGCCAACAACAGTAATAACTGGGCGCGACGTCACCTTTACTATTGGTGGCAATAATTACGACGCCCAAGCGACAAGCGCAGTTCTATCCAATAGCCCAACTATTGAGACGTATCAGACTTTGGACGGCAAGGTCTATCGACACATTGATGACCAATTTACGTTCGACGTCGAAATGCTCGCAGACTGGGGCGCGACTGGTTCATTGTGCGAAGGTCTATGGAACGCAACCGAATCAGCACCAAACACAGGAATTACGACAGTTCTCACTGCTGCAAGCGGTGCGACATTTACATTCCAGATTTTGCCAGCGTTCCCAAGCGCGGGCGGTACTGCACCAGACGCGCAGACCGTGTCACTATCATTCACCGTTATCGGCACACCAGCCGAAGCGTTCTAACACAAACAATCGGGAGAAAAAATGAAACTACCAATCACGATCGAATTCACCAGCGGTGACCAAGCAACCTTCGTTGCTGCGCCCCCTGAGTGGGTTCGTTGGGAAAAGCACACAGGCAACACCATTGCACAAGCGCAGGAAAGAATCGGAATTTCCGATTTAGTTTTCTTGGCTTATTATGCAATGAAGCGTGAAGCAGCTGGTAAGCCAATCAAAACCCTAGAGGTTTGGACTGAAACCATTGCTGACGTGAGTGTTGGTGAAGCAAACCCAAAAGTTACGCAGTCGGAAGCCTAAGCCGAATAGTTTGGGAAGTAGCCCTTGCAACAGGGCTACACCCAAACGATTTCGAAAGTGCAGAGGACATTCTGACAGTTATTGAAATCCTAGAGAGGCGCAACAATGGCAAGTGAAGCAATCACTTATGACAAAGCCGAATTGCGTTCCATAACACGGGCATTCAAAGCAATGGACGACGAAGCAATCAATCAAGCAAAACAAACGTCAAGTGCGCTTGCTGATTTTGTGCGTGGCAAGATCGTTGCAGCCGCTAGTGGTCGAACCCGCAACCTTTTGGATAACAGGGTTGCTGAAGGCGCGAGGGTTTCAAAATCGTCAAAAATTGGTGAAATCAGTTTTGGTTTTGCTGGACAAAAGTTAAGCGGCGGCGGTACGACCCAGCAATTGTGGGGCGGTGCTGAATTTGGTTCAAATCGTTATAAGCAATTTCCAGTCTGGTCAGGTCGTGAAGGTCGCGGGTCGCGCGGTTGGTTTATTTATCCAACGCTAAGATCAGCGCAACCAGAGATCATTCAAAAGTGGGAACAGGCGTTTTCGACGATCGTTAAGAGGTACGACTAATGGCAGGTTCAAGAACCCTTAAACTATCGATTCTCGCTGAAACAAAAGACCTAGTTGCGGGGTTAAATACTGCCAGCAAAGAAACCGAATCTTTTGGCGATAAGGCAACAGAATTTGGCAAAAAGGCTGCATTGGCGTTTGCCGTCGCTGGTGCGGCTATTGGTTCTTATGTAAAAGTTGCAATTGAAAACGCGGCAGCTGATGAAAAGGCGCAACGTAATCTTGCATTGACGATTGAAAACACGACAAAGGCAACGGCTGCACAAATTGCGGGCGTTGAAAAATACATTAGCGCGACGAGCATTGCAATTGGCGTGACAGATGATGAATTACGCCCCGCTTTTGGTCGTCTGGTTAGATCAACAAAAGATGTTGAGGACGCGCAAAAATTACTTAATTTGGCTTTAGACATTTCCGCTGCTACTGGCAAACCATTGGAAGCAATAGCAAATTCTTTAGGTAAAGCATACGACGGCAATTTGAACGCATTGGGTCGATTGGGATTGGGCATTGATCAGTCGATTTTAAAGTCAAAAGATTTTGATAAAGTTTTTAATACACTCACAAAAACTTTTGGTGGTTTTGCAGACAACGAAGCGCAAAGTACAGAAAAGGCTTTTGCTCGAATTAAAATCGCAAGTGACGAAGTGCAAGAACAAATTGGCGCGGCTTTGTTGCCAGTAGTTCAAGAATTAGCGGAATTTATTCTTTCAGATGTTGTGCCAAACGTCCAAAGTTTTGTCAATGGGCTTACTGGTCAAGGAAGTTTAGAGGAAGCAACAGGGAACGCAACCGACGGTGCGTTTAAGTTTGGTGAGCAAGTTAAAAAAATAATCAAAACCGTTGTTGCGTTAAAAGATGAAATTATCATTGTTGCTGGTGTAATTGCTACCATGTTTGTTGTTTCAAAAATTAGTGCAGCAGTTATGGGCACAATTGCTTTAATCAAATCATTGATCAAGGCTTACAATGCTTTGAAGGCTTCGTCGATCGTTGCTGGTGTTGCTTCAGCGTTTGCGTTAAACCCTTTACTTGGCGTCGGTGCAGTGGCACTTGCTGCTGCGGTTTTGGCGGGCGCAAACGCATTGGCGGGACGAAGTGACACTGACACCAGTGATTTAGGTGTTCCCAGCACTGGTGGTTTTTCAGGAACAATGCCAAACGGTCAACCATTTGTTACAGGCGGCAGCACTGCTGGCACTGCTGGCGGTGGCATAAGCATTCCTTCCGTTGGCGGCAGCACGTTCGGCGGGGCTGCTGGTGCCAGTGGTACTGGTGCAGTCGCAACCGTAGCCAAAAAAGCAAACGAAGCAATTACCAACATTGCTGGGGCATTTGATAACTTCACTAGCGGAACAACAACGCTTGCTGGCATTGAAGCCGCTTCAAATCGACCTTTTGCATTTGGCACGTCAGGCGTCAACACCAACACACTTGCGGGCATTTTAGCTGCTTCCGCGCAACCAACAATTAACGTGACGGTCAACGGTGCGATCGATAGAGAAGGCACTGCCCGCACAATTGTCGAGACACTCAACAGTTCTGCCTATCGCGGTACAGGCGGGGCTTCCAATCTGGTCGCATTATGACGCAGTGGAATCCAATCTGGAAAGTCGAAATTGACGGCGTCGAATACACCGACGCGGTTTTGGCAAACCTGACTATTCGAAGTGGTCGAACAAACATTTATGAGCAAGCCCAAGCGGGTTACGTCAACCTTCAACTTATTGACATTGCCCAAACGGCAATTCCAGTTTCAATAAATTCAACGATTGGCGTTGAAATAAAAAACACGTCAAACACATTCATTCCAATTTTTGGTGGGAACGTTGTTGACATTGGCTTAGAAGTGCGCGACATAGGTTCAACAACTTTTACACAGACTTACAACATCACCGCACTTGGTGCGTTGGCGCGTTTGCCAAAATACATTTTTACAGATTCATTGCCACGCGATTTTGACGGCGATCAAATTTTTGACGTTCTACAGGAAATCTTGTTATCGCAATGGCAGTCAGTTCCCGGGGCTTTAACGTGGGCAACTTATAATCCGACAGAGACTTGGGCAAATGCTGGAAATACTGGACTTGGTGAAATTGATCGCCCGGGAAATTATGATCTTGCAGCTCGCAGCGGCAGTGCTGATCCAATCGACGCTTACACACTTATTGCAGCACTTGCCACGTCAGGGCTTGGTTACAT